CTGGGGCAGGTTCCAGTCAGTGAGAAGACCCAGAAGCCGAGCGTGGATCGGGTCACTATGCAGCAGTACGTGGCGGAGCACTCGGTTATTCGCACGTACTTGAAGTGGAAGAAGGTTGAGAAGCGGCGCCAGATGGTGGAAACCTTGATCAATCATTTGCAGCCGGATGGTTATATCCGTGCCAGCTATATGCAGGCCGGGGCTGACACTTTCAGGATGAGTTGCAGGAATCCCAATCTGCAACAGGTGCCCAGAGATCCGAGGTTCAGGATCTGTGTTCAGGCTCCAGCTGGTTGGAAGATGGTGGTGGCGGATTTCGCGCAGATGGAGTTGCGCTTGGCTGCGGCAGAAGCACAGGATGAACTAATGATTGGAGCCTTCCAAGACGGGTTGGACCTGCATACGCTGACTGCGATGGAGATCTACGACGTGCCCGAGGAGGCTGTCACCAAGGAGCAGCGTCAGATCGCCAAGTCGGCCAACTTTGGACTTCTATATGGATCGGGCGCAAAGGGCCTCAGGCAATACGCCGCTGGGATGGGCATCGAAATGGATCTGGATGAAGCATCGGAAGTCCGCCAGAAGTTCCACGCTGCTTATGCGGGCATCAACTCATGGCAGCGTCGAGCTGCTCATGCGGCTGACACGACTAAGGGAGTTGGTCAGGTCCGGGTGCGCGTTTCGAACCTCCGGCGGTTTCTTCCGGGCGACCACAACAAACTCACCACGCGCTGTAACACGCCGATACAAGCTGCTGGCGCGGCGGTTCTCAAGCGGACCCTGGGGATGCTCTGGCCGTTACTGTTCCAGGCCGGTGAGGATGAAGTTCGGCTGTCCGGGGTCGTGCATGACGAAATCATCCTCGTCGCTCGTGAAGATGTAGCCGAGAAATGGGCTGAAATTCTTCAAACCACTATGGAAAAGGCCGAGGCAGAGTGGCTAGGAGACGTTCCAGCACTGGCAGAAGCTCATGTCGGAAGCAGTTGGCTCGACGCCAAGTAACCCAATCAAGCTCACCCAATATCGAGTGACGCTTTATCCGAAACACGGGGCGACCGAGAACATCTATATGGAAGCCCCGGATGTTTATACGGCCCAGCAGTACACCCGGCGGGTCTACCCCGACCACCGGATCCTGGCGATTAAGCGTGTGGTTGATCTAGTCGAAGAGCGGGTCCAATGAGTCGCACCGGCAGGGAGATGATGCTGGAGTGGCTGTATAAGGAGATTCGGCTGGCGAAGACGGCGGATCTACAGCGGGCTGCGGCTTTCCTGCAGTGGGCACGGGGCATCCGTAAAGGGTGCTCCAAGCAGAGGGGTGGGGCTCGGGTGGCCCAGGCCAATGCGTGGCGGAAAGGCGTGGATCGGGATGTGCGCTGGTAGGTCTACTGTGTCTCAGTATGCTATTGTGTAGGAGACTAGAGAACCAGCGATGCCCCTGAAGCACGGGTCGAAAATTTATTGCCAGCTTCTTCTGGACACCAATCGCTACAAGCTGGCTGAGAAGTTGGCAAAGGAGCGCGGTGTGCGTGTGACTGGGATGCTTCGGGAGTTTGTGTACTCGGCACTGTCTCAGATCCAGCCTCAGGATTACGACAGTGCGAAAGCAGCTGATGAGGAGGTGTGGAAAGAGTCAGTCCAACGGCGGGTAGAGGGCAGATTGCGCTCCAAGCAAGACAAAAAGGAGTCAGCAGAAGACGCATAAGACTCAGTCGCAGTGGTCAATAGTCTGGCTCACTTGCGGTAAAATCACTAGGATTACACAGTAAATTTTTAATTGAGATGACTCGCTACGTCGTCATGGTCGGAGATCGCTGGCTCACAGCGATGTACGGCGGTGACAAAGGCATTGAAGTGACGCGCATCAAGGAAGATGCGTCGAGCTGGCCCAACTATGAAAAAGCTCTTATGGCTGCTCGTGCTGTGGCGAACTGGACCGACAGCCCAGTGGCCATTCACAGCGTTACTGAACCCGTTTATCCCCGCAACTGATGAATAACGCAGTGCTCCAGTGGAAGGACGACTTTGAGAAGTCGCAGCGGCTGGGGGAAGGTCGGTCTCGCACCAGTGCAGAAAGGTCCGAGCTGTTCGAGTTGATGATCTGGATCGGTGGTCAGGGGGCCATGCGGGACTTGATTCGGGCGGAGTCGCTCCAGCAGGCGATTGAGTTTGCCAAGAATCGTTATCCGAATTGCCGGGTGGATGTGCCGCCTAAAGCGGCCAAAAAACCTAAGCTGGCTCGTTCGCACACCAGTCCCAGCCTGGTGGAGAAGCGACGCAAGAAATCTGCCGAAGGTAAATGACGCCTCCTCCCAAGATCAACTTCACCAAGGCCGCTGTCGACACGGCACGGGCTGACTACCTCGATGAGCTGTTCTTTAAGGATGGCCGTGATCAGCTCAGCCATCCTCTGCACGGCACCTACACCGGGCTGTACCAGAAGTACACCCTGCAGAAACTAGGCTGAATCTCGGTCTAGTCCGTACAAGCCACTTAGGTTGTCCGCTGCTTCGTGGATAGCCCAAGTGGCTTTTGTTCTCTCCAGCTGGTGGAGGGTGTTGAGGATTAGCGCGGCTTCCAGCAAACCTCGGTAGTCGCCGGAGTTAAAGCGTTCCACTAACCATTGATCGGTGGCGGCTTTGTGGAAGCAGGATTCGGTGGAGTGTTCCAGGGGGCGCATGGCGTCATGGGCGAATTTTCATGTACCAGCCCGTGTCTGGTCCGTCCACGAGCCACCTCGGTAACCAGTTTTTACGGGAGTACGCAACTCCGGCGCCGCCTTTGTGGCTGACATACCCACCTGCGACAAGGTTCGCCTCGCCGTAAGGATCATTGTGGATGAAGTGGGTTGGGGTGAAACCGCGTATCACTGTCCAATGGCCGCTGCCGCTTGGGTTATTGACGGGGCCGCGATGGAGCCAGCCAACAGCAACAGGATGACCGTTTGAGATTTCCTCCACCAACATGTCGGCGGTGCCGTCCATCTCAAACTCGGCCTTCAGTCCCAGTGAGTGCAGGGCAGCCTTTTGGGCTTGAGGGTTGGTGCTATCCCCAAAGCGGGCGCGGATCTTGTTGTACTCGTAGTCGCCCGAGATCTTGCCGTAATAGCGGGCCACCATCGCGCAGCTGGAGCTAAAGCACTGGCGGTAACCTTGCGGGCCGTCATCTGCTCCAAGCTGATATTCGTAGGGAACGCGCAGGATTTTTTCGTGGGGTTTGATCGCTGGTTCAGCTCCAGCGTGCTGGTTCATCAGCTTGATTAGTTTCTCGGCGTAGGCGGGGTCGGTCGCATAGCTCTCTTTCACTAACCACTTCGCCGCCTCTTCACGGGTGCTGCAGTTATTGCAGCCCTTGTATTTCTTGTAGTCCCTGTACCAGCGATCGACGAGATAGATAACGCAGGAGGCAAGATCGGGAAAGTCAATAAAGCTGTCAGTAATCGTTATCCATTGGTTGTTGATGAACTCTTGGGTTTTGGTGGCGGTGCCATCGCCCTTGAGACCGAAGAAATTATTGCGGCCAGAGACGTGTTTGCCGTAGCCGGATTCCAGTGCCCATTGGGCAGCGACAAGTTCTGGGAATTTTGCGCCAGCAACTCGGGCGGCTTCGAGTACACCTTCCCAGCTGTTGGGGAAGTTGGTCTGTTTGCCGGCCACGCTCCAAGTCTTGAACCAGCCCTGGTCACGCCCAAGGATGTGGGGGTTGGCTTTGGTGATGGCCTCTTCCAGCTCATTCACTGCCGCCATTTGATGGGGCAATGCCTTGTAGTAGCGGAAGAGGTCAGCTAGGCGGATCTTGTTTTGCGCCATCAGACCAGGGAGCGTGAATACTGAAACCTCCGTCAGCGTGTTCTCTCACCACAGGTTTGAGTGCTTCGGGCTGTGCTTGGTGCCAGTCCTCGATGGTGCGATCTAGTCGGGGTTTGAGTGTGGCGTTGAACTTGTAATCGCGTGCCCACTGCCGCATGTGATCGCGCCAGCCTCTATCGCCAAATCGCACCAGCCAAGTGACGTCGGCGCCTACTGCTTTGGGAAGGCGGTCTTCAGCAGTTTGAGGGCAAGCTGGACCCAGCTGTTTTCGCGGATGGGGAGCAGGGCGATAACTTCGCTGCCACAGGCGACAAGCAAAGCAATGATTGCAAAGGCGGTGGCTTGGTCCATACGAAAATGGAGTCTTACAAAAGTTTAGCTGTACTAGATAAGAAGGGCCAGCGTTTAAGTGTTTCTCCGGCTACCTTTCAAATAGCCACTGCTGGGTATGGACCATCAGATCAAAGATGGCGAATACTTAAATAAAAAAGAGGCCAAGTTAAGGTTTAGGCAAGAAATTATTTGGCGGTGGCGTAATCGGTGCGCTTACTGCAACAGTGATTTAGGACGATCAGCCACACTGGACCATGTACTAGCTAAGAGCAAGGGCGGGCATACTCATCCCAAGAATTTGATTCCCGCCTGCCTGTCGTGCAATGTCAGAAAGGCAAGCCGTGAGTGGCGGGAGTGGTTTAGGGAGCAGGACTTCTGGGATCAGCGACTGGAGATTGAGATTGAGGAGTGGATTGATCCAGCTACAGCGGAGGCTGCGTAGGGTCCCAGCCCATACCCTCTAGGTACATGCGGGCGATGTACTCATCTTCTGCGTAGCGGCAGATGCTGTCCTTGCAGGCCCGGTAGTAGATCTCGTTGCGCTCGTTCTCCAGTTGCTCCAAGGAGTAGCCGCCTTCAAAATGCGTCGCGTGGACGATGGTTGTCACAGTTTTGTTTCGAGGTTGCGGAGTCGGCGCTCGTGGTCGTCGAGACGTTCTTTGTGATCGCTGCGAAGCGCAGTGATCTGTTCCAGCACTAAACCTAAACGGGCTTCCATGATCCCGGCGCGTTTGTCGATACGCCACAACGCACCAACCCCGGCAGAAATGATTACCGTGGCAATTCCAGAGAAAAAGTCCACGGCGGTGGAGCTGACCTTCTGCTCAGTCTATCGAAGGCGGGCGCCATGGATCTGGCTGTCCGCGCAGGATTACAACAGCCCGGCGGTAGTAATCGCAGTCAGTCTTGCCAGCTTTTTCTAAGCCCTCTTTTACTTTTCTCCACAGCTTTAACTTTTCGGCGTCCATTTACTTAGCAGACGAAACACTGCCTATAACCTAACGACCCTGACCGCGTGTTTTCTTGCGTCCGTGACTAGGTACACTGTGCTGACCTTGACCTTGGCGCGTCTTTTTGGGCTTGCCGGGCTTGTGATCAACTCGCCCCAAGGCGGTTCTTGACCTCGCTGCCATCAACCTGCCTCTTTATAGATTTTGACGACGGTGTAGAGCTCGTCTTCACCCATATCAGTAGCAATACCAAATCCATTAGTGTTTTTAGTGACATTGCACTTGTGTTGGACTTCATAGGTGCGCGTGCCCGACGAAACTGTGATGCGGGCATTGCCAACCGCATACGTTTGCGAGGGATAAGACGAATTAACAGACGCCGCTTGCGAAATACCGTTGCCTGCAATGCCAGTATGTGAGGCAACAGTTGCGTTTGCCGTGATGTCGTACAGACGCGCTTGATGCCTGCTGCAATCAAACGCAGGTGCAGAAAACTCGATGGTATAAGTGCCAACGCCAAGCGTAAATTGATTAGAGGAAACAGTGACAATGCCGTCGGCATCAAAAATTGTTGTGTTCAAATCGCGTGTCTGCCACGCTCCTGACGTAAAACTCCCTCCGTCAACTGTTGTAGCTTTCAAATCGCAAATGACTGCCATACTTGCGAAAAGCCAAGGCGTCTGCCACGTCGGAGCGCTGCCGGTTCCATTGCTAGTGATTGTTTGACCTGCAGTGCCGTAATTTGCGCCACTTAGACCGAATGCACCAGCAGAGCTAAAACGCAAGCGTTCAACGCTGTTGCTTGTAAAAGTTGGGGTGTTTGCAGTCGGTAGATAAAGACCGTTTGCGGGCTTTGTAGTGCCTGTGACTTCAAGCGAAGTTAGTTTGTAATTGGTTGCGAGTTCGCCCCAAACGGCGCCGGTATACTTCTTCCAACGTCCGGCGCTAGCATCCCACTGCACTGCATTGGTTGGGATGTTGGTGGCAGTTGTGCTCTGAAATTGTGTGGCTACGTCTTCGTCCCGATCTTTGACCTCAGAGACAAAGTCCGTATAAGTCGAGCTGAGCTGCGGATCGTTCCAGTTGGCGTTCGCCATGCCTAGCTGCCTCTAACAATGTAGCCGAAATTCCCGCTCACTCTAGTCCCATTGGTATCGAAGAGAAGCACCTTGAAGCTGCTGGTGGTGATCGAATCAACAGTGGCGATTGCGGCAGTCGTACCAGTAGGAGTCACGGTCACGCTGTCAATGTTGCTAAACGTGCCGATGATGTTCACCGTGGTTCCGCCCGGATCAGCACTGTTTGCGGTTGCCTCGCCACTCTCACTCTTCAGTTTTCTGTCAACGCGGAGGTTTAGGTGAGTGACTTTTATGCTGTCGTTGTTGCCGCTACCGCTAAAGGCGTAGTTAATTTTAACGTAGCGAAAATCATTGGCATACTGTGTACTCACACCGCTGTAATCAGTCCAAGGATCTCCCGCTAATTCTTTGACACTTAAAGTTGGCGTCACGACAGTAGATCCGCTTAAGGTTTGATATTCCAGGACGAAAGTGGCAGAACCACTGACAACAGAGCCGATGTCAAATTCCTCTTCGTAGCTGCTACCTGAATTGACAGAAGGCAGCGTGTACAGATCGAAGCCTGCAGTGACCTGATCTTGCAGCGTGCTGTATCCGTTGCCGGTGAAGTGAGTTTGCCAAGTCTGCGTTGTATCAATCATTGGGTACAGCGCCCCATCCGAAAGTACGGCTTGGGTCAAAGTGCCACCAAGGCTGCTATCCGCGTCGTAAAACACGGTGTAATCCGGGGGCGCGTCTACCTGAACTTGAACACTACCCGGCGTGCCTAGGTTGCCTGCGGAGTCGATGCCGACCACCCAGTAAGTTTTTAGGCCTGCAGTGGTTTCAAGAACTGTGGTGAACTCACCGTTTTTGCTGCCGATAATAGTGGCACTGCTAAACGATGAACCTCTGCGAATTTGATAACTGCTGAGAGGCAGTGTTTGAGTGCAGTCGTTCCAAGACAGCAGAACGTTGCTGTCGACGACTGTCGGCACAATGCTGGGCTGAGTGGGGTCGACAATGGTCGAGTCAGTAAAGGAGGCAAAGCCGATATTCCCCTTGATGTCAACAGCGGCGACAAAAAATCGGCGGGTTTGACCCCAGTCGACAGGGAGCAGGAAGCTGGTTCCCTGCACTGTGCCCAAGATTGGCAGATCCTCGAAGTCTTCGGCTTCGTCTGCAGTGGTGCCGTAGCGAATCTGGTATGCAGAAGTTGCCAGTGTGCCGTTGACCTCAGACCAGTTCAACCGGAGGTCCGGTCCAACAATGGTTCCTGTAAGCGATGACGGAGCTTCAGGGCCGCTGATGCTGGCTGACGTACTGGTGGAGTTGACCGAGTACACGCCAGACGTATCAAGCGCCTTGATAGTCCAAGTTGTCGTACCCGCAGGGACTTGGCCGATCTTGGCCTGCGTTGTGCTGAACACACCGATTTTTGTGCCGCTGCCCCAGGTAGCGTTTTGCCAGATCTCGTAGCCCTGCAGATCCAGCTCGTTGTTGGCTGTCCAGGTCAGCGTCACACCGATGTCAGGGTCAACAGTTGCTGTGAACCCGGTGACGTTGGCTGGTGGTGCGGTTTTGCCTTGCGCTTCAAAGGTTGCAGTGGCCGGGGCGTTTGATTCCAGGCCTGCACCAGTGACGGCATAGACCTCGATGTCAAACTCACCTGGTGAGATATTCAAGATGTCGTAACTGGTGCCAGTGGCTGTAACTGACGTGAAGTTGTCGTCATCTTTGGCGTAGTTGACCCGGTACTCTGTAGCCCGATTGACGCTCTCCCAAGAAACAATGACCTTAGCCAGAACTTGATTTTGGAACGTGTATAACGTTTCGGTAACGGTCAGGCCGGTAGGTGTAGCCGGGGCATCGTCCAAAGCCGTGACATCACGGCTCTGCAAAGCCTGCTCCCGTTCGATGTAGTCGTATTTGCTTGAGTTGTAGGCGAGAGCGGCGATTTCATAGTTCACGCCATCCTTCTCAGCAATAGAGATGACGCGCCAGGTCGAGGATTGAACGCTGCTGGTTTCCCACAGCCATACGCTGTTTGCGTTTGGAACAGTGCTCAATGCGCTGGATAGCGTGATAACCCCTCCGGTCTGCGTGCTGACAGGGTTTTTCTCTACCGTGCCGTCAGGCATAACGACGGATAGATCGCCACCAGAAGCGGGTAAGCCTGCGTAGTCGTCAACTGTGATTGTGGTTGTGGTTGCAGAGGTAATGCGTCCAGCAAAACGTCCACCCGCTCGGACAGGATCACTGACAGCAATTACGTCGCCAGGGCGTACAACAACGCCAGCGTCAGCACTTGTAGTAAAGCCAATCGTCTCTGCTTCTTCGGTGTTTGTGAAGAGAAACCATTCACCGACGCGGCGGGCTTGGCTTTGGCTGGTGCAACCGACTGCCTCGACTTCTTCAGAGACAATGCCGATGCGGTTGATTGCTGCAGCATCCTCAACTTGCTCGAAGGCAACGTCGCGGGTTTCAAGGTCTAGGTATTTGACCAGTACAACGCTAGGTTTAGTCTTTTGACTTGCGCTGCTATAGCTAAATCCGTCCTCACTGACGTTGGCCAGCGTGAACAGGTAAACGGGATCCTGTGGGGCGTCCTGCGAAATTGTTAGTGTTCCAGTTGCCCAGTACGGCATGACTCGAAAAATCGAGCACATATTTCCAATTACGTTGTAAACCTGCTCCTGCGCTTGGATGTTGAGGTTGCAGGAAAAACGTGGCTCATAACCGCCTCTGCCGTCAGGCAGACCATGCTTGCCGGTTACAGGGTCGTAATCATTAGTTGTGCCAGATCGACCGTCAGTCAGATAAGTGTTTAGAGCGCTGCAGTAAACACTGGCGCTATAAAACGCATACTTATCTAGCAAAGTGGTGTTTAATTCATTGCCCGTGCCACCGCGATAGTCAGTCAACAAATCCCACAGACACCACGCAGGATCTGAACACCAAACCTTTGTACCGGAAAAGACGCCTGACCATGTGCCGCTGTAAATTAGGGCTCCTGTTTCATTGTCGACTGTGGCATTATTGGGAATACTTATTTTGCGACCACGTAGGCGATAAGCACGGGTGGGAATTGAACTGAATTCTTCGGCAGACAGTCGGATTGCTGCGTATGCCGTGTGGGGATAACGCAGACGAGTGTCGATGATACTGATGTAGCTCAACCAAGAAAAGGCGTTGACGCGCTTTGAACTTGTACTGTCCTTACTTAACCGCGATACGCGAACATCAACAGGAAAATTGCGGCCTTGCAGATTGATCTCGTAGTCCCGAAGGTACACATCCGGTGTGCGACCTTTTATCGTGTCTCGAATAACTGTTTCAAAAGCTCCGCCAGCCTCTGCGATCGAGATTTCGAGCTCGATGCGTGCCCCAAGAATGTCACCGTTATCCGCAAGAGTCTGTAATGCCGGGACACTGACAGTCACCCGCACTGCGTCAGTGTTGGGGTTGGTTAAGGTCCTTGTGACCGGAACTCCATATTCAACCTTGGTGTTGACACTGGTCTCGGACTCAACTTGATCAAAACCTAAAACTGTTGTTTGATCAGCCGTACCAAGGCGTGTGGTTACTTCAGTGCTCTTGAAGTTAAAATCTTCTAGTGGTGCGACGCCTACTTCGCCGGTTGTTAATTCTGACGTTGTGGCATCGGCTACAAATGTCGTTGAGGTTACTTCTCGAATAGTGACGGTGGAAGTTACTGCCTCCCCGGAACCAATAACCAAAACAATTTTGTCCTTGTTGTTGTATCCATGAGTGGTAGTTGTGGTTACAACAATTTCGTCGGCAAGACCAGTAATAGATGCGTCTCCGCTCGTTGCCTCGCCGTTGAGGTTAGTGACTGTAAAACTACTGGAACCAGTGACTTCTTGAATAACGTAAATATCAGTGGCGGCGTCACCTGTAGTGAATGTCAGTAATACTTCATCCTGTTCCTTAAATTGATGCGCGACGCCGCCTACAGTGGTGACTGTGATGATCTCGTCGGTGCTGGTATAGGTTGCAGATAATGTCCCGCGTGAAAACTGTTGGCTGTAAGTACCAGCCAATACGGTTGCTTGACTCCGCAGAATCGCAGTGTTATTGACAAAAATGTCTTTTAATTGCTCTGCGGCTAGTTGGCCGGAGTTGGTGATGCTTTGACGCAGAGGTGTTGCTAGTCCAGCGACTTCACCTTCGCCCCATACGTCCAAAAAGCGGACATAGGAATTGTTGTTCAGATTATCGCGTACCTCGATCGGCATTATTTCTTCCTCCTGTCAACGTCGATGCCTGCCGAAGCAACGATAGAGCCGACGACCGTTTCACCGTAAATCAAACTGATTGGTAGACCTTGCCTTGAGACGTTCTGGATGCCGCTAAAGCTGTAGGACTCGCGGGGGTCTTTGGAGCCGTCTAGATCAGTTTGACCTGTTCCGAGCTGCGGGGTTGGGGTTAGAAGCTGTGCAACACCGCCCAGCACTAACGAACTGCCGACCGTAGCAAAGAGTGAAACTGCAATGGGACCAAGAAACGTACCAGCGCCAGCGATGGCCAGCGCGATCAACGCCGCACCCAAAACAATCTTTCCGATGGCTTGGAACGTTTTACCCGCACCACCAACAACAGGAATAATCTTGATTTCTTGCTGTCCTGCTGGTGCGTGTAATTCGTCTGTCGAGATATTCCAGTCGCCTACAAGTACCTTGTAATGCTTGTCACCCATGTGTTGCCGTAACTCTGGCCAGTTGGCGACTAAAAACCGCACAGTTTCAGCCGCACTAGCCACATCGGCGTAGAGCACCCGCTTGCCGATGAACTTCGCCAGGCTGCCGTAGAGCTTAATCCTGCGAAGCATGGCGCAACCTCCTACCCGTTGATTTTAGTAGCAGCTGCCCGTACAGGTCACGGCTGCTAAGCCTTCCGCGTACATGATGCAGCACCATTTGGGGCTCCACCAGCACACCGACGTGGTTGAGTTTGCCCTTGAAATCAAACAGCAACGCATCGCCGACTTCAAGCGGTTCATCCTCAGCTAGCTCGCGGAAGCCTGCCTCAGCCCACAACTCGTCAAACATCGGAGACTCGTCAAACTCTTCTGGTGTTGCCGGTCTTTTCCAATCAGGTAGGTCGATTCCCTGTGTGCCGTACCAGTCCCGAACTAATGTCCAGCAGTCAGTGACGTTCCAAATCCAAGGGCGGCCAATCAACGGGGATTTATAACCGCTTGGCTCACAACTGCCCCAGGTTTCAAGCTGCGGGTTCACGATTTCCCAACGCAAACCGCTTGCCTCGCAGGCAGTCAGGTCAGCTTGGCTTGGGCTTGGCGGTATATTTGGGTGGCTGTGAACAACGGCGATGACCTCGCCAGCATCCTCTGCTTTTGCCCAGTCAGCTGGATCAATAATGAACAGCTCGTGCGGATCCTGGGATAGGTTGCGGCAACGCCAATAACGCTCCAAGCCCTTTTCAATAATCAGCAGCCCGCAACTCTCTTTGGGCGTTTCCTCTACGGCGTGGGCTAAAGCGTCATCGCGCCAGCTCATCGGTACAATCCGACGCCGGGGAATGAACCGTAGGGCAAGCCTGCTTGGGGCTGAACAATATAGGTTTCTGGTGCGTCAAAGGTGTAAGTTGCTGGGCTGCGGGTAGCACGTTCATAGACACCAAAGGAAACTATTTCGCCATCAGCGATCGCCTGAGCTTTGTTCAATCGGATGTAGTCTGTTCCTTTGGCTTTTACACGGGTATCTGCGTAGATTAAGTCGCCAACAACCCTATCATACAGTCCGATGCCTGTTGTATAAGAAACATCTAGTTGCTTGCTGGATTCTGTGTAAATCGCCTCGTCTACGTCGCCTATATAACCAGCTTCGACATAACCTGGATCCACATAAGCGCTAGGGTAGACAAGTGTCCAAACCTCAAGATTGTCGTCGATTGTTAGGTAGACCAGCCGTAAACTTGCATTCACTTTTTCGACTCGCGTGCCAGATGGCACCATGCTGCCTGTGACCAACATGCCGGGCACAATCCCTGCGGTGACAGGGTTGCTGACCATTTTGATTGCCAAACCGGACTTAACAATCGTCCCTGTCAGATTGACCGTAGTGCTGGCAGTGGCATTAGCGGAAAGCGTTAGTTGTGTTGCACTTTTGCCTGTAATTGTTGTGCCGTCGGGGATGCCGATACCCTTAAACAGCAAACCTGCAGAAGTGTCAATTCGTGCCAGCTCGTCGGCTTGGCCGGAATCAACGTTGAATAAGTTGCTGCCGTTTGTGATGTCGCCAGTCAGTTCGACATAACCAAAGCGTTTCTGGCAGCTGCTTAGGCGCTTGCTGCATTGATCCAGGGATGGATCGGTTGTAACGCTGTCGTCTGTTTTGTAGTAGATGTCGCCGGTATAAGGGCAATCGACTTGGGTGTACTCAAACGAGCTAGTAGAAGAGTTGTATGAGCGGTATTTCCACTGGCAGACATTTTGAATTGTCTGGCGCTTAGGAACCCGTGTGCCCTGCAGGTCAAATGCTGCTGCTAACTCGTACTCAATGACGTCGCGGTTTTCTGCTGTCTTTTGATCGACGTAATAAATCTCTTGAGGGAATTCAGCCGTAGGGTCGGGTGTGCCATACGGGTTAGTACCGCTGGCAATGTAGCCAGGATCGACGTAATCCGGATCCACATAATCAATACCGCCCCAGTTCAGATCGTCCAGATACCGCGCCATCGTTCTGATGCGCGTGACCTTGGCACCCTCTAATCCATAAGCGAGGGTCTGTAGCAACGTGGTGATCGTGCCAAGCAGATTGCTGATACGGATTTTTGGGCGGGGAATTTGACCCTTGCCCGTGTACTCAAACCCCTCTGCCTCAATGGGCATCGGGGTATAAGCGTCCCCGTTCCAGTAGACATCGCCGTTGTCGAAGGCGTTGACGCCTGCGTGGAAGCGATAAATACTGCTGACCCCGTGCTGAGCAACATTCAGTTCCAGCACGAACAGCTCGATGATCGCGCTTGGATTGACCTTCTGAAGCTCAGATACGGGGACAGCCATGGCGGCTCCTAGCTACCGGGAGTTGGCGGCCAATCAACGTTCCAGGGGAACTCTGCCTGTTCAGGCACCATCCGCAAGGTTTCGCGGTACAGCGCCCAAGCGGCTTTACCGTCAGCATCAAACGGAGAGTCAGCTAGTTGCGTCCAATCGGATTGAGCCAGCAGGTCGTTGCGTTGGTAGCGGATGGCCTCAGATTGTGATGCCGTGCGCTGGGCAATCTCTTCTGCAGTTGCCGGAGTGCTGCTCCATTCTTCAACCCATGACCCGTCTTGCAGCACAGCAGTGCGGCTGAAGTTGACGGTGTGATCTGGGGCGGGCTGCTCAGTAGGGGTGACCGGGTAAACGTCGAAGCCTGCAGCAACCTCGTCAGTGATAACCGCCGGAAAGCTGACGTTCGACACGGATCGTCGTAAGTCCGTCAACGTGTACGGATAACGGTCAACACTGCCGTCATCGTTGAGCTTGACGTAAAACATCAGGAAGCCTCCAGTTCGGCAATCTGCTCGGCAATCACATCACGAATGATAATTGCCTTGAGTTGCTCGGTCTCGGAAGATGCCAGCAAGTCCTGCAGCCTGGCTTTGAACTCAGCGATGGCAGGGTTGTCTGCGTATTCAGCATCAATTTTTGCGATAGCTCGCGTGTAGTTGTCGATGTTAATTTGATAGTTAAGTACCTCGTCTTGGCGCTGATCAAGGGCGCTTTGAAGAATTTGATGCTTAGTTTGCGTCATGATGAAAAATCAGCTCCGTTACAGATGTTAGTTGGGAGAGTTGAAGGGTTTGAAAATTTAGCTCCAAAACCCGAAGTCGACCAAGCATAGACAGTAACAAAAGGGCTTGTGGAGTGAGCGCAGCATAGAGCGTCGCTATTTTTTGAAAAAACAGCTTCGTAAACAAGACCTGTGGGTGCAGTAGCCGGGTTAGAGTATTTTGAACCAAAACCAGTGCTATTTGACCAAGCCCAAGCGTCTATATATGGCGAACCTTCACTCCCGATAGCGACAGCAGAATCGTCTTTAGCAAAGGCACAAGATCTAACTCTCCCCGATGGCCCTGTGGCGGGACTTGAGTATTTTGCACCGAATCCAGTTGCGTCACTCCAGTTCCAGGCATTTGCAGTGGTATTAAAGACTCCACCTAAAATGGCAGTGCCGGCGGCATTTATATCTAGAGCGATCGTCGTGGTAGCAGGCTGCGTTGCTGGATCTGAGTATTTTGTACCAAATCCACTTACGTCGCTCCATGCGTAAGCGTGCATGGAGGACCCTCCAACTCCTCCTGTAATTACGGCATTTCCGCTAGGTGTAAACTTGACTGCGTACATCTGGGATGTCGGTAAGGTAGACGGGTTTGAGTATTTTGTCCCGAATCCTGACGACCACTCATACGCTTGTATATAGGGAGAACTATTAGTTGCAAACGCAATAGCATTTCCTGATGGCGAGAATGCAACCTCTTCGCAAGTCCCTGGCAGTGCTGTTGAAGGGTTACTGTATCTTGTTCCGAAACCAGATGAAGACCATGGGTACGCGGCACAATAAGGACTGCTTGCGGTTGATACTGCAATGTCATTAACAGAAGGCGAAAAAGCAACACTTTTACCATTATTACTTGGCTGTGATGCAGGGTTTGAGTATTTTGTTCCGAAGCCAGAAGTTGACCAAGGGTAGACATGCACAAACGGGATTGAGGTATCTGCAAGGGCTAGGTATTCAGTTGCAGGTGGAGCACCACCGCCTGTATTTCCAGAAGATGCCTGTATAAGTTTTGTACCAAGCATTAGGCGTAGCTCCCGACATAAGCACCGTACAAGGTGGTGCTGATTTTCCAAAACACAACCGTGTCTTTTGCAGTCAGCGTTGGGGCGCTGTTGCCGGAAGATGTGACCCAGGTCATCGTTGGGAATGTCACGGTATAAGTCGAACCATTCTCAATGTGAACGACGAGCGTTTGACCGGCTTGCAAAGAATCCGTAAACGTAGGGTTGCCTGTCAGCACGCTGCTTTGAATTGAACCGTTTGCCGGATCCAGTGCGATTGAACCTGTCGTACCAAGGGTAAAAACAGTCTCCTTGATTTCCTTGAAGGTCTGCTCGCCGGTGAAGCTGTTGGCGTTCGCTGTGTTCAGGTCAACGGTGATGGTGCCGCTTGAAGTGATCGGGCTGCCAGTGATTGTGATGCTGCCACTGCTGGAAGCTGCAACGCTGGTGACCGTTCCACCGCCTGCAGGAATTGCCCAAGTTCCAGCGGCTGTCAGAAAATAGGTGGCACCCAGACTTGAGTTACCAGGAACCAGGCCCGCGTTAGAGCTGGTTGTAGAGAAAAGCGGGAGGGTTACGTCATTACCTGTGGAGCTTGCAAGCAGACGAGTAGATGCCGTATAGCTCAGGTCTGTGCCCGTGCCCCCGGCAGGCGCCGCCCATGTACCATCAGCACGCAAGAAATTAGTCGTGCCGCCGCCAGACAGATTGACAAGACCCGGCGCCGTTGAAGTAAACAGCGGGAGAGTTACGTCAGTACCAGTGCTGGATTCGAGTAGTCGGGTCGCTGCGGTGTAACTAAGATCTGTGCCCCCGCCGCCGCCAGATGCGGTAAGCGTTCCAGCGGAAAGCGTTAAGCCGCTGCCGATAGTGATCTCCTCAACCGCACCAGTGCTAGCGGTAGACCTGCCCAGCAACTTGGCGGTCGCCATTGTCAGGCCGCTCGTGGTGACGGCGCCGGATTCCAACTTGTCGTTGTTCAAGTTGGTGAAGTTGGCGTCCATCTCCGTGTGAGTTAGGGCGCTGCCCTTACCTGCACGAGTGACAATGGTGGCCATGAGTCAATCTCCTATGTGGGTAGTTTAAGGCTCGAAGACCTGCCGGAAAGTCATTGAAATTCGACTGCGGAGAGGGCTAAACATCTCACGACTCCAGCTGGAGCACACCCACTTGTAGGAAGTGCCTGTATCAGGCGGGGTCCAGTCAAAGCTAGCCGAGTCGAGGGCGCGGGCATCCAAGAAAGCCTCGATGACATCCGCGTCGTCGTCAGCGACGTTGAACTCCAGGTCCCACTGCTTAGGGTTTTGGTTGAGACCGAAGCTGAGGCGCTGCTCGTAGCCGTCGCCAAATCTGACGTTGCGGATGGCAGGCTCAGATCTTTTGGTGGCTGAGTAGGTCGGCTTGTAGTCGGGGAAGGTAGCCATCAGGCAAGCAAGCCTCCAGGTCGTTTCTGCTTGATCAGTTCCTGCTTGACCGCAAGGCCAATAGCTTCACCAAGTTTATTGGCTTGTCCAGAATCGCCTTCTGCTTTGCTGCCGCTGGCATCGACGTTCACCACGATGTTGGCGTCACCCATGCCCATCTTGTTGTTGGGGACAATCGTGCCGCTGCGCCCTGGAACAAATAGCTCGGGACCGCGCTCGCCAACCACGTAGGGAGATCCGGCAGAGACGGGACCTCCGTTAGCTCTGTATTGAAGAGCGGAAGCGTTGAACTGAGCAACTGCATTACCGGAAGCACCGCCACCGCCACCCCCGGGGAACAGCTGCAGCACGCTATTTAGAATTGTCATTTGAATCCACTTGGCAATGATTTGGGCTGCCATATCTAAGAAGTAGTCCGCTAAGTTTTGGAAGAAGCTGGCAAGAGCTTCTTGAGCCGTCATTGCTCCAGAAATGATGCCCTTGAAGGAATCGGCAAAGGCAATGCCGATAGCATCAGCTGCGGAAACAATCTGATTTACAGGATTAATTAGTGCGTTTAGTTCACCTTTTACACCGGCAATAGCTGTCTGGAGTTGTTCGCGGTTTGTTGGTCCCTGCCCAGGGCCTTCAGCGGCTTCACCCTTAATAACCGCCCGCCGTCTTTCAAGCAAATCTAATTGTTCTTTGAGCTTGTTTACAGCAACTCCACGAGCCTCAGCTTCCGTAATTGTTGCTTCAGTAAGAAGTATTTGCTGCTCAACAATTTTAATCTGCTGATCTGTGTATGCCAGTTGTTCAGCAACTAACTTCTCGAAGTTAGCGATACGTTCGGCTTCTGCCGGAAGTATCCCTTCAGTAACAAGCCGTAGATACGTTTTGGCGTACTGCTGTTCCAGTTCACGGTTACGCCGAAGCTCCGTAAACGGTGTGGCGGCTTCTCGTAGTGCGTCGGCTTGGGCAAGAGACTTATCCAGTACCAGTTGGTCGCGCTGAGTTCTAACTATGGCTTCGTTTAGATCCAGTTCATCCCGAAGTAGCGCAAGTTTGAGGTCATACAACTGGATGACCTGTTGTGTTGTTCCATTTTTACTTGCTTCCTGCAGTGCAAGGGTGCGCTCGACCTCCAGGGCTGCTTCCCTTTGGTTGCCTATAAGCTGGTGAAGGTTTAGCTGCTCAGTTAAAGCTGCTTTTTCGCCTGCGCGGAATTTCTCGGCTTCTATCTGGAAAAGCAATATACGTTCTGATTGTTGGTACAAAGCTGCTTCGGCAGACAAAGCAGCCTTTTCACGCATTTCAGCGTTTTGAGCAATTTCTAGGTTTATTTGTTTTATTTGTGCATCATATTCTAGCTGCGCTTTTTTATTCATCGCGGTTTCACGTTCTTTATCGGCAATTTTTCCAATAAAGCTGTTCTTAATTTCAAGCAGTCTGTTGTTATACTTCTGTAGAGCAACGTCTTTTGCAGCTGCGATGTAACGTGCCCCGTCTTTTTCAAGAGTTAGGCCGACAAGAGATAGCTGTTTGCCTGCAAGATCTACTTGCTTTTGTAGCTCTTGTGTTTGGGCAGCCGCAAGTTGCGCGGCAGTGGGATCTACGTTCAGACCGGGAGCTGTTTGTGGCTGGAATTGCGTCTGCAGCCTTTGTAGACCTGCTCTACCCCGCTGATCCATAGACATATACTTAAGAGTCTCAGATATGGAACCTCTGGTTAGCTTTGTGGAGCTACCCCCGTAAGCACGATTAAATTCCGCAATAAGGGCACTTTCAAACTTTTTACGTTGGGCTGGATCCTGCGGAACTAGATCCGCTGCAGCTGCTTGTGCTCGCCTAGCGTTATTACCTATTGCCACAACCTCGGCAAGCCAGCTAAGGAAGGCAGCGAGTGGGCCGGCAACAGCTGCTTGCGTCTGAATAGCAAGCTCAGCCATAGCCTTGTTGAGTTTGTCGCTTGCCGCCCCGGCGTTTTGGAGATTTTTGACTCCTTGAACACCGATCTTTTTAATAATCTCGTCTTGAATAATTCCGGCAGCTTCGTAGACACGCCCTGCTTCAATAAGTTTTTCAATGTACTTTTCTTGGCTCTTACTGGCGAGTAAACCTTTTTCTGCTAGCTCTTTGAAAGACTCTATCGGGTAGCGTAACGCTTTACCCGTATCCATAACTCCTTGGACGTACTGGTCAATCACAGTACCCAAGGCACTTGTGGCCACAGACAGCAGGGGGCTACCTGGAATAAAACCACCAGCTGCGCCACCTAAAACGGCGCCGGGGCCGCCGCCAAACAGCAACGGAAACGCGCCGCCGATGGCAACGTTTTCAGCCACTTGACGCCGACGCTTTTTCGCTTCTCCCCGTCCTGCTAGGCGACGATCAAAATCATCCAAGGCAGCTTTGTTAGCTCGAGTTCTAGCCTTGTAAACTTCATCAATACCGTCTAGTTCGGCGTTTATAGCTTGTCTAATAGTATCTAAGCGTAAATCTTCAAATGCTTTTTCTTCCTTGAAACGAAATTCATAAGCCTCCTGTATCTGCTCTTCCTCTATACCGAAAGGACCACTGCCGCCTTTTTCCATTTGACCTAGGGCTTTATGTAACTGTGTAAGATCCTCAAGCTGTAAATTTACTTGTTGAATTTGTTGCTTAAACTCTTTAGCGTTATGCTCAGCTAATTCAATCTGTTTAGCTGTAATTCCGAACGGATTAGCAGCCCTGCCCTCCATTTGACCAAGAGCCTGGTGGAGTGCGTCCATTTCTTTATTAAATCTGCGCAGCTTTTCTTCTGCAGTATCAATACCAAGCGCACGGGACCAGTCCGTAGGCTGCTGTGCAATTCGCGCTATAGACTCATCTACTGCTGTAAATTCGTCTGCAACAGTTTTGGTGTATTCTTTACGGCGTTGGAATAGATTGTACCTGTCGGTTGCACGCTTTTCCACCGATGCCGGACGTAATCCACGAGCTTCTCTAAGTAGATCGTTCTGACGCTCCAGCTCGGCATTGAGTAATTTTTGCCCTTGTGTAACTGTGTTTGCAGCTCGACGGGCTTCGTCGGATTCAGCATTGACGGTTCTTATGCGTTCTTGTCCTTTAGAAATAAGTGCTTCGTACTGTTCAACAGTGCCTTGAGTAGCTCTGATAAGGCGTTGCAGCTCGCTGGCACCTCTGGATGCGTCTGCGGCTAAATTTTGTAGCGCCGTAGATGCACTTGTATCTACGTCGTACAGTGCTTCGGATAACTGACCTTCAACTACAGCTGCAAGTGCTGTAAGGGCAACTGCAGCTGCCCCAGACGTACCTTCAAGCGTTCCTATATTATTTACAAAGGTACGAATACCCTCTGATGAATCTAAAAATTGCTGGAAAGCATACTGAAGTTTGTTTGCAGTCTGCGCAGTAGCCTGCGCAGTGTCATCCATAACTGAGAAACCAGGTACAATGCCTCTAGCAATCTCATGACCTACATCAACGAGTAAATTATTTACTTGGGCCAGAGTGGTTTTTAGTGTATCCCCTGCAGCTGCAAACTCATCTATTTTTCGAGCCGCTCCAGAGAAATTTGCAGCCGATTGTCCTGTCGCTGTAGCAACACCTTTTAATGCTTCATTTAGTCCGCCTAAAGCTGCCCCAGAAACGCCTAAAGTCCCTACACCTTCTACTACTCTTGCAAACGCTTTTTCAACCGTGTTTGCACGATTAACTACTGTACTTAGACCTTTTTCTAGGCGTGTTAGTCCCTGTTTAGGGACAAAAGCCTCTCCGATGTTTTTAACACCTTTAAGTTTGTCAAACTCTGTTGTTAAACGTTTTAGAGCCTGCTCAGCTGCACGGGTGTCGGCGTTTACCTTGATATTGGCGTTGTAGTCAGCCACCGACCAATTTCCTAGCGTAGAACCAGTCTACGCAGTAAAAAGCCGCCGGGGTTAGCGGCGGCGTTTGGCCTTGTCGATCTCCTTCTGCTGGTCCTCGTTGAGGATCTGGAAGTAGGCGCTCCAGCCGATAAGTTCTTCGGCGGTCATCCGGTTGCGTACTTCGCTAAGGGTTAGGCCCAGCTCCTTGGCAACGCCAAACTGGAGCATGAGCCAGCTGTCCTTGCGGAGTTCCGCGCTCAGGCTTTTGGGTCAATGGGCTCGGCGTCATCGGTAAGAACCGCAAGCATCAATGCTTGGAGATCCTTGTCCTTGACTTCGTTTTTGAGAACGTCGATTTCGCCAGCGCTGAAGAGTTTGGTGCCGTTTTCGTCTAAGGCCTTTGCCAGCAGTAACTGAAGAGCAAAGGCGTTGGCGTCGTCAGATTTGGCTTGGCGTTGAGCGCGTTCACGCTCAGCGGCAGTCAGTGGCGTGACCCACATCTCGAAGTCGGTGCCGTCGGACAAGGTGACGACTTTCTTTGCAGGTTCCAG